TCCTACTACTCTATCCCACTCACGTTGAGTGTATCCTTGTTTATCTACTTTCATTCTATTACAACCTCCTTTTCTGTATATGATTTTTTCTTTTTATATTCATCAGGAATAGACATCCATGTAATACCCATAGCTTCCCATTCCTCTTCTGTATATCCTCTTTCTTTATCAAGTATCAATGCCCAACCTTTTGTCCAACCAGGAGACTTCATATGATGATTAGAAGTCATAGCATCTACCTTTGTGTTCCCAATCACCATATCTAGTTGGTTCTGGTCCTTTTGTTCCACCTATTTCTTTAGGCTTCTTTTTCTTTTTATTGAATATGGCATCATATCCATTTCTATAATTATCATTGACAGGTCTTGTCTTTCCATCCCAATAAGTCATTATACTTTCCTTTTTTTAATTTTTCTTCTTTTGTTAGTTTCAAAGTCAGAAATGAATTCGTTCATATATTGTTGAGTCCACTCACTAACTTTTATTTCATCCTTAAAGTTTTTCGTTGTATCATGTTCTTGAGTAGCTGCAGTAGTATCAAACAAATTAGTTTGTTCTGTCATCTTAAACTTCACGAACAGATGTTTCTTTTCTTTTTGGATCCTTCTTAAAAATGCATAGTATATAATCTGAGTAAAGTATGCAAAAGGATTATTACTTTTCTCTGGATTAAAATTATCTATGTATTGTAAACAGTTTTCAATTCCGTCACTTATCATTTCTTCTTTGAATGTATAGTTTACAAAGTTTGGTTTTCTTGCTAAGTGTGTTGCTATCTTCATTATACATTCTCCAACATATGTTGGTACTATTGGTCTATCCTTTTCTTTTTCTTTAGCTTGTTGAACATTTGCTCTATACTCAATCATAGCGGCTAAAAAGTCCTTGTTATTAACATACTCTTGTTTAGCTCTTCGTCCCATTATATTTCCTTTTCCTGTTGACTTTTTCTATATACAGTATATAATAGCTGATGTAGCTGCCGGAGAGGGATCAATATACTAGTGATATGTAATCTTCTTATCGGGGTCATTTAATTCATCCATAATCTCATCTAACCTAGACTGATCTTCTCCTTTAGTCATCTTGTCTATTATTCTTTCTAATTGTTCTCGCGCACCGTCAGGCTCTTCTGGGTCCTCCATACCCGTTATAGCATTAGCTGCAGCCTCCACTTTAGTTCTTGGTTTAAAATTCTTTACTTTATCAGTTGTTTTATTATAGTATTCTAGTACAACAGGATGCATATTACAAACTGTTACTACATGCTTTTTATTGATTGGAATTCTGTCTCCATAGTTCCAAGGTACCCATTTAACAAAAGCCATACCCATATGAGTACTATTTGTCATTGTAACTATTCGTTGTGGATTCTTAATTTTAAGTTCGTTTGTTTTTAAACTTAGAACATCAACTTCACCTACCACATCATCACCATTAGATAGTTTAACTAACTTAGTAATATATCTGAATCTTGGTTGTTGTGTCTCGGTCATTTAATCTCCATTTTGTATAGTTTATAATCGAATCTTTCTTCATTGTAAATTTTGATTCTCTCGCTAAAATGATTTAATGTATAATTGGTCTTACTCTTATATCTCAAATCATCACTTATATCTATCAATCTCGCTTTTTCTTTTTTGTCGCCTTTTCTGAGTCCACGTCCGATACTTTGGAGATTCCTAATTTTCGACTTGCTTGGCGAAGCAAAGATGATATTGTGGAGATTACGTATGTTAACACCTGTGCTAAAAGTCCCAAAACTTGCAACAATAATTGAATTATCTTCAGTCTCTGCGATTGCTCTAATTTGTTCTCTAGTTTCGGCATCAGTTCCTCCATATACAAAAAATAGTTTCCTATCTTTATCTTTTTGTGTTAAAATTAAATCATGTATTGTTTTGCCGTGATCTATTAGATGAAACAATACTAATGTATTACCTTCTTGAGCAATTGATAATTTACTTATAAATTTGTTGCGTGGTTCAAACTTAGTAATAAAATCTATCTCGTCTTGATACTTATAATCTTTTACTTGTTTACATAAATGTTCTGGATACTTTAATGTAATACATTTAATTAAGAAGTCAGCTAAATGTTTATCATCAATTAACTTCTTTGTTGTTACAGGTTGATATACAGGACCAAACAAACCTTCCAATACTAACTTATGTGTATGTGATCCATCTAATGTTCCTGTAAATCCAAATCTATATTTTGTATTCTTTAACTTCTCCATTATCTTAGTTAAACTTTTTGCTTTATATAAATGAGCTTCATCACCAATAACAACATCAAACTGATCAAAGTATTTTGGATCCATATTGTATATTGATTGCCAAGTACTTACAACTATTCTATCATCTGTTGTCTTTTCTTTACCACTCATTATAGTATGAATGTTCTCTTTACAATTATAACTTTCAAAATCTGTCTTCATCTGATATACTAAACTTGTTGTTGGTACTATTACTAATACTTTATCCTGTTTATAGTGCTGTGTCAACATATAAATTACTAAACTCTTACCACTTGCCGTGGGTGACAATATGAGTCGTCTCTGGGCGTTTATACACGTTCTAAATGTGTTTATTTGGTAGTCTCTTGGTTTTATAGGTAAGTTAAAATGATATGTTTCAGGCTCTTGTTCTTTTATCTGTTCTAGCTTCTTATCTACTTTATATCCTCTATCTTCTGCAAACTTAACACAATAGTCAACTAATCCTTTATAGATAAGTTTTGTTTGACCATTATATAATCTTACTTTACCATCCCAGAATCTATTTCTATAAGCTGGCATGAATTTAGCACCTGGTACTTCAAATGTAAAGAAATCTACTAACTCTTGTTTGATTCCATTGTCTGCTGTGACTTTTGCATGTACTTCGTTAACTGGTTCGATAATCACAAGATTACCCTCCACCGAATTGTGTAAGTCTTCTCCAGTCAATGGCTGCACGAATCTGAAACCCTCTGTTGTTAATATTCTTCAATATATCTTCACAACAACCAACAAGTTCTTCTTGATATGCTATCTTAGATTGTAAAGACATCATATCTTTATCAGCACTAACATACTCAGGTATGTCTTGCTTCAATACAACTTTTGGCCAGGGTTCACGATTCAATTCTTTAATATCTTCTGGGTTATTCAATTCACCCCTGTAATATTGTCCCAACTTATTAGATAATGATTTATATTTAATCTTCAACGCTCTAAGTTGGAGTCTTGCATCATATAGGTACTTTAAGTATTTACCATGTAGTTCTGGTATTCTAAGACTCTCAGTATCTAAGTCAATGTCATCAACCTTACTATCTTTTTTCCACAGTTCGAGTAGCTCATTTAACTTCATACTACTATTATATGACAAAAACTATGCTGAGGCAACAGTAAATTGTCTATAATTAAAAGTAGCGTCAGCTTCTAAGTATGCTACATCTGTTCCTGTAACGTCAAATTGTAAGGGTGATAGATTGATAGGATACAAGTCAACAAAGTTGATCCTTATATTTGCATTCTGAGCACTTGTCAATATAACCAGACCACCATCACTAAAAACACCTTCCATTACATTACCCATCTTACCTTTACCTGCAGTAGGTCTTACACCATCTGCTTCTTTGTTAAGATCAGAATATTGTTTTATATCAGTAGGTGTACCTAATCCTTGTAACCAGTTATAGATCTCAAGATAGTTCTTCATATCTTCATCAACTCTAAATCTAACATCAAAAGGTGAATAATTTAATTTAGTTCCAGCTAAAGGGATCCTAACTAATGGATTTGGTACTTCTGTTTCTTGTAATGATACAGAAGGTAAAGATGCACTTTGGCAATAAAAGTTTACCAATGGTAACTTCTTTACTATAAATCTAAAACCTAGTGGTGATAGAAAGTTATTATTTTCTGGTTGTGTATCAAATGCGCTCATGATACTATTTATGTGTTTTTTAGGCAAAAAAAAAGGCCCCGAAGGGCCTTTCTTAGTTCGAAGATAAATCCGATTACATTAAGTTATTAACGATCACGAATCTGTAGTAGATGTTCTTCTTAGCGAAAGCAATTGCACCATCAGCATTTGAAGTTGCGAATGGATTAGCGATCATTCCATAACGAGTCTTAAACCCGATTTTTGGTTGGAATGTATTCTCGCCAACTGCTCTTACCATCTGTAGTGGTACATAAGGACAATAGAACAGACCTGCGTCGAATGCAGATGCACCTTTATATCCTAGTGTAAAGTATTGACTACCAGATGCGCTTGAGAAATATGGATCTACATATACTTTGATTCTTCCGTTAAGTACACCAGCGAATGTGTTACCAGTGTCATCAACATTTAGATTCGAAGATAATGCAGGAGTGTAATCAAGAACACCAGCCATTTGAAGTGCAGAAGCAACGTCTGATCCACAGATCAATACATTACCTTTACCTCTTCTTGTAGCTTTAGCGATTTGGTTAGCTTCTCTTTCGATTTGAAAGATCATACCTTTAAATCTTTCAACTGACCATCTACCGTTACTGTCTACATCTAAGTCAAATGTACCAGCAGAAGACACATTAGTTTGTGCTCCAGCAGTAGCTGTATAGTTGATTGTTCTTACTACTTCTCTGTTAATCTCAGCTAGAATCTCAGCAGAAAGAATATTAGCAAGTTCTGATTCAGCATCCAAGCCGTGGATTGCTTTAAGATCTTGTGCTAATTCCATTGTGTATTCTGCTTTTAGAGCTCTTGATACTGCTGTTACAGAAACCTTCTCTACTGAGAAAGCCATCTCTGCAAACGAGTTAGCAGCACTGTCACCTAATGCTTCAGCTGTTGCTGTAGACATACCTTGGTGAAGTGTGTAACCAGAACCAGATGCTCTAGCTGTTGGATCGTTACCAGCTTGGTCAGATCCTGCAGAACCGTCAAGCACACCACCGAAGTTAGATGTGTTTGCAGCTTGAGAACCGATAGCTGAGTGTGAAGTATTAGCTTCGTTGAATAATGCTTCATCACCTGATTGATCTTGTAGTCTACTTCTTAAAGCAAAAATAAGACCTGTTGGACCAGTCATTGGCTGGACACCACAGATGTCATATGCAATAAGGTTAGGCATACTTCTTCTTACAAGTGAAATAAGTACTGGGTCGAATATGTCAACCGCACCATCACTAGCTGTAGATGAAGATGCTCCCATTGCGTTAGCTGGAGCCGCTTCCCCTAATAGTGAAGGCATGTTGTATCCGCCAGAACCAGAAGCAGCTTCACGAGCCGCGTTTTCTTGGTTTTCTAGTAAAGTGGCAACAACCTGACGCTTGTGTGGATCTTTAATAGGGTCAAGATCCCCATGTTCAAGGACTGGCTGCCATTTTTTCACTAGCTCTTCTGTTAAATAAGACATTTTTATTTTTCTCCCTAATTGGTTTAAATTTTGAAAAGTCAGCCTTTTCTTTTGTTTATAATATTTATAATATACTTACTTCTTTAGAGACCTTGAGATAGCAGCTGCATAGCCAGCCATCTTAGGATCTAAAGAAGATCCTTCAGGTTTCGCCTCTTCATCAAGAGGTTCATCAGTTTCACCCACTAAATCAGCTACTTCTTTATCGTTATCGATAGAGAAATAACTTTCTTTAATTATTGATAGTTTCTTTTGAAACGATTCTTTATCTTTGAACTCAACACCTTCTGCAAGAGTTTGAAACTTCTCTTTTTGTGTGTCAGCAAGACCTTCAGTTACTTGATCGATCATCTTTTGAGTATCGTTCTCTTCAATTGCTTTTTTAGCTTCCATGTTCTTTTCCATTTCAGCATTCAATTGTGTTTGTAACTCTTCGTTCTTAGCTGCAAGCTCTTCTACTACATCAACTTTTGCTTCTGGAATATCAATGTAATGATCTTCGAAAAGACCTTTAAGACCAGACATAAAGTCTTCTGTTAGTTCAGCTTTCAAACCTTGCTCGATAGCTAGTTCGTTATCTTTAGCCCATTGTTCTACAACATAGTCTAAATAAGTATCCATTTTCTCAGATAACTCTTCTTTAATAGCTTGAGTATCTTGAGCAAAAGACTCATTGATAGTAGACTTGTATGT